CGACTACATCATCAACTCCGTGGAAGACCCGACCTCCTAATCGGACCTCCAAGGTGGTGCGTCTGTGGGACTTCTCATGGGCGCACCACCGTTCACTTTATAGACAGGATGTAGCATGACCGCATTGTGGGTTCAGCCAAGTGAACTTGGCGATATGTCAAACTCTGAGTATGCCGAAGAGGCATGCCGAGTTGCGTCGTACCTGTTGTGGGCGATGTCTGGTCGTAAGTTCTTTGGAACTGGTACGACTACCGAACGCTACATTCGAAACACTATTGGAAGTCTTCCGGGTCTTTCTACTCAAACGAACATTGCCACGCTGTACAAAGGTGAAGTTCGAAATGTCATGCTTTACGCACAAGAGTGGACGTCGCCCGAAGCACGTATCCGACTCCGTGCCCGCCCTGTGACGCAAATTCACACTGTCCGTCTCGACAACGGAACCATTATTTCTCCCAAGGACTATGTCCTTGTTGACAACTCTACGATTCAGTTCTACAACGCAACGCTGTGGAACCCTTACAACGTAGAAATTACATACTCGTACGGAACTCCCCCGCCCGTCGCTGGTCGTATGGCTGCGCGGACGTTGGCTCGTGAGTTCGCGAAACTCTGGGCTGGCGATGAGGATTGTGCTCTGCCCCGACGCGTTACATCAATCTCTCGTCAGGGAGTTTCGTACACCCTTTTGGACTCCCAAGACTTTATCGATGATATCAAGACTGGTGTCTATGAGGTTGATTTGTTCCTCAAGACTGCCAACCCCGCAAAGGCCTCTCAGAGGTCACGAGTCTTCTCTGTAGACGTTCCAAGAGGTCGTCGGTACAATCCGAAGCCCATAAAATTAGCCGTGTCAGCACGTGACCTCAAGATTCCTGCGGGTGGTTCTAAATCTGTCACACTCTCCCTTGCAAGCGTCGGTGGTGCATTTTTGCTCTCTGAAGCAGGTTGGACTTTGAGGGTGACGGTCTATAACTGGACTCAGACTATTTCAGCGGTTGTTCCCTCTTCTCAGGTAGTTCTCAATACTGGCGCTCAAACAATTGGGGTGACTGTCACCTACGCAGATGCCTATAACATCCTGCGTGCAGTGGACCCCGGCGTATGGGACTTGTATGCAGAGAAGAACGGTACACTAGTAGCACTGGCTTCTGGAAACCTCCAGATTTCACTTTCATAAGTTAGGAAAAACACATGGCTATGACAAACTTTACTTCTGGTGACATGCCCAACGCAGAGCCTGCCACCCCCGTTGCGCCTCAGAGGTTTATCCCTGAAAAGGTTGCCCCGCGCGTTTTTGAGCCCGTAGCCGAGGTCGTTGAGGCCGAGGTTGAGGTAGCAGACGAGGAGTAACAATGTCCTACGTCAAACTCGCTGATTACGACATCGACGAGGGCGCTCTTGACCTAAAGGTTATGATGGATGCCGTCCTCGCTCGAGTCGTTGCTGTGTTTGAATCGTACGGTGTGCCACTTCCTAAGCGTCAGTACTGGATGGTTGGGCAACCCGCGATTGACTGTGACCAACTTGTTGTGTCTTTTCTTCAGATGTACTTGGGCTCCCCTGGAGACCAAGCGACTGAGCCACGTCGTTGCAACAACCCTCGAAGTGCCACATTAAATATCTCTATTTCGCGTGAAGTCCCTACCGTTGGAACTAACGGTCGTGCCCCATCTGGTGACACTATTTCCGCATCCTCTGAGATTGCGGTTGTCGACTCGTGGGTTTTGATGCAGTCCATCAACGACCTAGATGTGTGGGATGAGACAGGCTACGGTCTTGGTGTTATTGCCACCCTTGCTGCTGCTGGGCCTGAAGGTGGATTCCAAACTTCCACACTTGAAATCACAATGGCAGTTCCCTAATGGCTTCTTTTGAACTCAGTGTAAGATACACGACTGTAAATATCTATGACACTGCTCTTCGTGTTGAACTAAATACCAGTAGCGGTGTTTTGTGGAATTACGTGGAGCGAAAAATTAAGCCACTTATGTTGACTGAGGCTAAGCAGTCAGTTGGTGTGCGGTCTGGAAGACTCAGAGATAACATTCGTTGGTACCACCTAGGAAATATCGCTGGTCAGTACTTTGGTCTCCGCGCAGACTTGCCCTACGCACTTCTCCACCACCGAGGAACAAGGCCTCATGTTATTAATGCAAACAACCCAAATGGAAACTTAGTATTTGTGAACAGAAACAGAGTTCTTGTACACACCCCTTCAGTAAACCATCCGGGAACTAGACCAAACCCCTATCTGAGTAGAACACTCAGGCATGTTCGAAACATGTAAAAGTCGGATTACATACATACAAATATGTTGTAGAATGGTTGTAGTACACATACACCTGACCTACGAAAGTAGCGAGAGAAAGATAAAAAACAATGACCGCTCGATTTAAAGATTTTGGTAAGGGAACTGGACTCAACAGCGATGAGCCGATTGTTTTCCGTCTTCACGGCGAAGAATTTCAGTGCCGTGCTCAGTTGCAGGGAAAAGCAATGCTTGCTATGGCTGTTGATGCCTCAAGCGAGGACTCCGCTGCTGCTGCAAAGTTGATTACAGAGTTCTTTGCAAATGTTCTCGTAGAAGAAAGTGCAACTCGCTTTGATGCGCTCACTCAAGACCCTGACCGTATCGTTACGGTTGAAACTCTCGGCGAAATCGTCGGATGGCTCATGGGAGAATATGCTGGACGCCCGGAAACGCAGCCAGAGGCCTCTTAACTTGGGCTATTGACCTCTGGCCTTACGTCAACGGTAAAGCCCTCACATTCGGACTAAATTTAAAGGAGATGGACTACAGCGATATGCTAGATGTTATCCACTATCTCTTTGAAGAGGACTCTACTTTTACCACCTCAGAGCATCTTGAGACCCGCGAGGGAGTCCGAAAGAAACTCTACGCCGAACTCTATGAGCGAGAGTACAAATACTTCCGAGGAAAGCCTAGTTCTTCTTCGGCCTCAGACTTCGACGACAATTCATTTGAAGACTTAACTCCTGTCGACCCGATAAAGCCTCCGACAAAGGGGTACGTCCCTCCAACCGATTTCGACGCTAGTCGTCCTAACCCCTTTGGTGGGGTTCTCGACGCACCACTAGGTTAAGAGGAGTGTTGTAGATGGCTGTTGTAGGTGAAGCCCAGATTGTCGTGCGTGCTATTGGTACGCGCGTAAAAGCAGACATCAAAAACATTTTTGATGGACTTGACAGTGTTAGTGGTAGTGCTGGCAAGAGCATGGGTGAAAAATTCTCCAGCGGATTCAATAAATCAGGTTCGGATAACATTTTTGGGAAGTTGGCTGACGGACTAAAGAAGATGAACCCAGAGGCCGTAAAGGCTCGTGAGGCGTGGCAGAAACTAGTCAAGACTGGTTATGTGCTTGGTCCAACCGTCACTGGGCTTATTGGAACCATCTCCGCACTGGTTGGCTCGCTCGTATCAATTATTGGCGCTGCTGGTGCTGCTGGTGCATCTCTAGTTGTCTTAGGTAACGTAATGAGTGCTGCTGGTCTGGCAATGCTGTCTGCAAAGATTGCCCTCGGTGGGGTGATGCAGGCACTCGGCGCTATGGGCAAGAGTGGTGGTGGCGCCGCCAAGAACACTGACGGTGTTCGTCTTGCCCAAGAGCGTCTTGCTCAAGTAATTGAGAGCAACCAAGAATCAATCTATAACGCCAATAAACGTCTCACAGAAGCACAAGTAAATTTAAATCAAGCATTTGCAGATGGTCGCGAAGAACTCCAGCAACTGGGATTCGCAGCCGAAGAGGCAGCACTTGCCGAGCAAGGCGCGGGAATGGACTTGGAGCGGGCTCGAGAACAACTCGCCCGCGTACAAGACCTCCCGCCAAACTCTCGTCTTCGCCGTGAGGCCGAACTTGCTTTTGCACAAGCAGAACTTCAATACCGTGAAGCCGTCGATGCAAACTCCGATTTGGCTGCCGAGCAGGAAAAATACTCTCAGACTGGTGTCGAAGGTACCGAAGCAGTAATCAATGCTCGTCGGGAGTTGGCTGACGCTGAAGCAGACCTAGCCCGTACCGTTCGAGACGGCCTTCGCGCACAACTCGAGGCCGAGCGTGCCCTTGCGAATGCTCGCAAGCAGGCAACTGCAGGTGGCGGTGCTGACCCGTTTGCTGGTTTGACCAAATCGCAAAAAGAGTTTGTCAAGGAGATGTATAAACTCAAGCCTCTCTTTGATGCTGTACAAGAGCAGGTTGCTAGGGCATTCTTGCCGTTGCTTGGTGATGCCATGAAGACATTCGCCAATAAAGTACTTCCTAGTGTTGGAGATGGACTGGCAAAAATTGCTGGTGCGCTTGGGGAGGCTGCCGTCAAGACTGCTAACTTCTTGGCATCTGCAGAGGGCATGAAACTTATCAACACATTCTTTGAAAACTCTGCAAAACTTATCGGTCCGATGGCAGATGCATTTGGCCTCTTGGTACAAATCTTTATTCGACTGATGAACGCGGCTGCCCCTGTTGCCGAGCGATTTGTAAACTGGATTGTAGAGGGTTTTGAGAACTTTAACAACTATCTTAAAGACCTAGATAAGGACGGAAGCCTCGCTAAGTTCTTCCAAGATGCTGGCGACGCTGCTGCCGAGTTTGGCGCTCTCTTTGGCGAGGTATTCCGACTAATTGGTCAAATTATTGGGGCCAATCTTGGAAAAGATTCGCCGGGTCGTGACATGGTCCGATGGATGACGGACGGCCTCAAGGCGGCTAATGACCTCCGTGATTCTGTGAACGGGTCTGGTCTTAAGGACTACTTTGCAGCGGTAAATGCTAACGTCAAGCCAATGCTTGAGTTCTTTGGTCAGATGGGTCGAATTCTTATTGACATGGGTGCTAACCCTGCGGTTGGTCAGGTCTTTGAGATTCTTAAGC